TAGCTAAAGACTGGGTAAACCCTCCGGTAAAGCCCCCTTCACCGCCAATGTTACTGATTCCAGAAAAAGCTGCACTAGATAAACCAGAAAGCGCCGCAGATTTAAGCGCGTCTTTAAAACTTCCCCCTTGTATCAAAGTACCAATACCTGAACCGAGGGCCGCGCCATACGCGCCAAGAGCCGGAAAAGCTAAGCTAAGCGCAATAGGCAATACAATCGGAGCAACCTTTTTGGCTACTTTAACAACCTTGCTGGCTACCTTTTTTACGCCTTTAGCAACTTTAGAAACAGCTCTTCTTATTGGTTTAAAAAAGCTACCGAATCCATATTCCGCCAATCCCGTCTCTGGATTAATCGAAGCCGAGCCAGAACCCACAACATACTGCTCAGGGTCTTCAACCCCTTGAGCCATCAGTTGCTCAAACACCATTTGTTTTATTTCAGGGTTGTCGTCTAGAATCTTCTTAGGAATAACCAACTCACCCGTTTGAGCGTGAACAATAACGTCATCACCAAAACGCCCTAAACCGGCCATCTGAGCAGCCATATCAGTAAACTGACTAATGCCCTCGCCGCCGTAAACTTCTTCCGCTAGTTGTTGATCTTCTTCCCGTTCTAAATTAGCAATGTCCTCGTCGGACATCATGAAACTAGCGACACCCCCGTCAGGGACTTGTATTTGATCCATTTCTGCGGTCATCTCAGCCATTATCCTGCTCCACCAGATATGCTCTCAGGCATAGTTACTTGAATTATTGTACTTTTACTTTCGGTCCCCGTCCATGAATTACCGCAATCTGGGCAATTTCCAGACGGATATGATAGTAATTCTTCAGGGGTGTCCACCGCATTGCCGCAATTAGCGCAATGAATGAGGTCTTGGCTGGTGGAGGGCTTCCATTTGGAGCCGTTAGCCATAGTAATAATTGTTTCGTCACTCATGATATAGCCACCGTTACACTCCCTACGGAGCCTGTTGCAAATTGACCACGGACATGAGGCGTGTTTATTAGGGCTATTTTAACAAATCCTGCCTGTTGAAACAAAGCCCCATTTTCTAATCCGCTGTCATCTGTTTGTAAATTTGTAAGAACAAGATCCGTATTCCTGCCCTCACCCGGATTCTGCATCTGGATCAAATAAACAGAAAACGACCTAACGACTTCTGCTAAATACTGTTGATCATACGTTACAGGAGGAATAGGGAAATAAGGTAATACTAGATTACGCGACATTATCTACGCCCATCCTGTCTTATTTCTACCCTCGGAGAACCTAATCTCCACGCTACACCCTCTTCAGAACTCGATATCTTAAACGCCATAGAACGACCACGAAGTCGCACATTTACATCATTTGTAAATTGTTCTACAGGAACAGAGGCTGTTTTTGTTACCGCACTACTCGTACTATTGTCGTAAACCGATCCTGGGAAATTACGGACCTCTAACAACATCGTAGCCGTCGGAGAAACATTAGTGCTGTTTCTAAACGTCATATCCGGTATTAAACGTCGGATAAACATAAAGTTGTAACCGTCTCCAATTTCAATTTGACTACTTTCAATGTAAGAAGATATACCAACCGCTGGAGACACACTGCCATCATCCAAACCAAACTCTTGGTAATACAGCGCATGGTCAGGACTCGCCGCAATTGGATAAGCCTCAACACCACGGTCAATCCAAGCCGTTCTGTCTAATTCCCCGTAATACCAAATATTTTGTTGATAATTAAATACTACGTAACGATCACATTCGGTGCTGGATAACGAAGGATAAAACCACCAAACCTCTGAATAAGCGGTGTTGGTTGAAGCCACTACCTTACCAAATTGACCCTCGTTTAAATCACTAAACACGTAATCACGAACAGTGCAGGGAATCCTTTGAACAGTACCGTTATATACATAAAACTCTTCTTGGCCCATCCAGAACACGTTGTCTTCTACAGCAGTCGCGGCTAACGGTCCGGCAATTGTTATGTTTTCTGAAATGCTGTTAATGCCAAAAGTAAATGGCGGTCCTAAAAACTGCATTGCATGCAAGGAAACGTCAGTAAAGACCAATAGCTGTTGTCTTGTTTCAATCGCCGTAATAATTTCAGAACCTGATCCAATCCTTAAATCTCCGGCCGTATTTGTCGCCGTTGCCGCCCAATCTGTCAAACTTTCCTGACTGGAAAAACGAATAAGCAACGGATCTTGTACTCCTGGATTGTTTTCTGGATCACACCCAAAAGCAATAATGTGACGATCTTGGTCAGAAATTAAAATTTGTTTGGCTACCGTAGGGGTAGCATTGGCCCCAGATAACGAAGATAAAACAACGGCCCGATTACTTAATCCAGATGATTTATCCCAGTAATAAATACCGTTGTCCCGGACATTTATTAAAAGATCTTCACCAAAGTTATCGTGAGTCCATATCTGTAATTGTTGACCAGCTACGGTAATAGAAGCTGCGGAACCCCAAGCTCCTCTAGCCCAAGTACCAGCACCCCAACCTGTTCCTGTAACAGAAGTGTCTAACCCGGTATTTACTTGATATGCGCCAACAACACTCGAACCACCATTGCCACTATCCGAGGCTGTAGCAAAAACATACGTTGGATTTAACCCAGAGGTTGTTGTAATACTGTTTATTGTACTGACTTCTCTTGCTTCAATCTGATAGCTGTTATCGTTAATAATATGCGTTATTTGATATTCTTGGTTTAAGATATCGGCAGTTATTTGATCTCCAAGGGTTACCGCTCCACTAAAGGTTACAAAATCAAAATCTAACGCTCCATGAGAGTTATCGTTTACAATGATGGTGGCACACGTAACAGCAGCTCCCGATGTGTGTGAGGCCGCAGTGGTCCCATCTACCCCTCTAATACATCCCGTTAAAGTATTGGAAGATATTGCACCGTAGGTAATAATCTCACTGTTTATCTTGATACGACCATTTGATGGAAAACCTGACGCGCTGGTTAAAGTTATTGTTAAATCAGAAACAGCTACATCAGATGCCAAGGTATTAGCAGAAGCCGAGAAAGTAACGTCACCGGCGGCGGTAGTGGACCGTATAGGAGTAATGTCATTATAACCGCCCCCTTCGTTAATGTAGTACTTTAAATTAGTGCCTACACCTATATATTTACTTCCATCTAAAGAGACCCAAGGATGAAGAGACCGACAAGAACCCAAAAAATAAGAACCGGATAGTTTAGTCCAGCCCCCTATTTTTTCTGGAAAACCAAACCTAAATCGTATTTTGTCGCAATCGTACCAACCGCCCTCATTACTGTAAGAAGTGGTCTCTCGATTAACTCCTGGATTAAATTTAAGTTTGGTAAGCGGCATAGTCTAAATTAAGAAGAATTTTTGTCGTTTAAATCTTTAGTTAACATATCAACAAAAGCTTTTTTCCCAACATTTAATTGATCTAAATTAAATGTAGTAGAACCTATCTTTCTATCTAAATCTGCAATATGATTGACCATTACTTTTTGTTGGTCTGTTAAATCTTCAAAGTTATATTCAACATCATTAATGATAATGGGCTGTGTTTTTTTCTCTGCCATTTCATTTCCTTTCTAGTTAAGTTAAATTACCAAGGAACTCCTGATTCTTGTGTAGGTGTTTCCTGAGCAGCGATGTCATCAGTTAGTCTGGTTTCCATCGCTGTAACCTCATCAGCACCCATGCTGTCTTTAACCCACTGAATAACTGTTGCTTCAGTTAGGTCTGAATACGGTACAAAACTAGCATCAGAAGCATCATACTCCAAGCCTACAGAGCCATAAACTCTTGCGCTATAGTCTCCGTCTACTTCTGTTACATCCCAATGAACTGTAACAACACCGCCATCAGCAGTGTTGTGTTCCATATCTACTACTTTCCATGTTGCCATTTACATCTCCTATTCAGGCCAATTTTGGTTTTGTACTACTGCAATAAAAGCGTCCATATCAGCTGCTGCAGTAATAGCTGTTTCTAATCGAGTACACTCAGCTACGATCGCAGCACGTTTAGTTACTACGTCAGCAGGAATGTCTACATCACGTTCAGTTTTACGAATAACCATCCAGTCAGTCTGAGCCAACATCTTACCTGCTGTGTCTTTAACTTGGAGAATCCATGTGTACTTTAGACCTCTAGTAACTAGACGCTCAGTAGTGTCAACCATCACAGGATTTAGTGGATCCGAGTTGTCTAGCTCTTGCACCCATACTGGATCACCATTCTCATCAACAGCATCAACATCCTCTAGGGCTTTAGGCATGGTAGCGTCACCGTTCCAATAGAACCTGTCATCAGCCCGTACTGGGTCATCTACCCATGTAATCCCTAACGATGTTCTGTCTGCCTCAGTAGAAAGAGTTAGCCAGTTAGATGGATACTGAGTACCACCTATCTCAAAGCTGGAGTTTTGTCTTAGTGCCTTAGTACCTAAGTAATACATTGTTTACCTCGCATTAGAATTCTTAAAGTGTAATTTCGTCCCATGATTGCTCTGACTCATTCCAAGAATAGCTTCTACCATCATCGGGGTAGGCAACAGGACAATCCCAAAGACAGGTTTCATCGTTCAATGTCCAACTTGGGTAAGGTTGTGGTGGAATAAACGCATCCCGTGTTGTGTCGTAGGTGAATCCAATACCTGCATAATTCTTACGCAAAGGTGTACCGCCATTGGCATGAACACCACCATGTGTGTTGTACGATGTTTTAACCCACCCATCACCAAAAACACCTGTGTTAATAAAGTCCTGTTCAGCAACAATCACTTGAGTGACTAGGTTGTTTTCTACTTTTGCGAAATGACTCATGATCTCTAATTACCTCGCATTAGCGTTTTTAAAAGGATTTTCGGCAAATGCCGTGTAGATGTATGTGCTACCAGATGCGTTTTGATTTGGATTTCTTACCTTAAACCCATTGGACAAAATGTCCACGTAGTTTGTATTTGTTCCAGAAGCAACTTCTGCGTTTGCCAAGTTTGGATATAGTTCGTTGCCAGACACGTTATAAGGGTCACGGCTTGTATCAATAGTTCTCCAATTATCTCCGGCAGCACTTGAACGCTTGTACAGAATCCAAGCAGGTCTAAATCCTGTGTAGACAAATGGACCATCAGTAGAGCCGTTACCTGTGTAGCTACCGAATGCTGAGTAGCCAGGAACTTCTGCAAAGCAGTAGGCTATTGCATTATCATTGTTACTAAGCGCATTTGATGCGTATGTAAAAATAGTAGAAGTTGGATTAGTAACAAAAAAACCGTTAATTTCAGCACCAGTAGTGTTTAAAAGTATTCGTTTGGTTGCTGGGTTACTTAATCCAATATGGTAAACATCCCAGTTATAAGCAGTTGTTCGTGATTTTATGATCATCATTGAAGGTGCTACGCCAAGACCGTGACCAACCGTATTATTAAAACTGCTATTAAATTGCCAACTTACTATGCTAAATCCAGCCGTAGTGTTTGCAGAAACTGTAGAGTTTACATTTCCATCTGTGTTACTCACACCAGAGCCGTTGGCTTTCCATATCCAATCAACTAATGTTGTTGATGAACCATAGTCATTACTGTTAAAACCTATAGTGCTTGCCGTAGGTGCTTCGTACCAAGTTGCATTTGCTTCTGCTTGAGTAAGATTACTACTAAGATAAGGTGCTGTACCACTTGCGATTCCTCTGACACTATCAATTAAAAAATGCCCTGAAGCTATGTTTCTTGTTTTTTCCCAAATCAAGTCTGCTTGAAAATTAGTAGCAACCGTACCTCCCGTCCCTCCAAAACCATTTCTTAGAACAGTTTGAAAGTACTGTGATCCATCCTCAATAGTCGAGTCAGGCAGGTTAAACGTGTTGAGCTTTTTAAAGCCTGTTGGTGGTGTGTAAGCAAATGGGCGTTGTCCGAAGTTAATATCAAAAGTTGACGAAGAAGTAGCACCTCCATTGCTAACCCCAGGAGTGTATGTTCCGTTTATCCCAGTAAACGCTGTTCCTTGAGAAACATTATTTTTATAAAAAACAATAGTGCCATTGTCTAAATCTAAAGCAATTCCTATGACATCTCCATTTGTCCAAGAAGCACCATAAGAAGCACCTCCTGCTCCAGAATATTTAGATCCGTTTGGATAATAAGCATAACCATCTGTTTGTGACAAAAGCGAACCAACAAATCCAAGATAAGAAGCTCTGATTCCAACCATACAACCTGCTGCTGTCTGAGCAGAAGATACGACTTCCCAGTACCATTTACCGCTTGAAACAGCAAATGTGCTGAGTATCATCTGGTCAGAAGCTGTAGTCGTAGTCCCGGTAAGATTACCGTTTGTTGTGCTGGATGAGGCATGTTTTGAAATTGGACTTAACGTACAGAAGTTACCCGCATTCTCATCAACCAGACTTGGTGTGTCCTTCATTAAGTCATAGGTTGTAGCGGTTGAGTCAGACACGTTAAAGTTGTTGCCTGTCCAGTTGTTATCATTACCACTATCGTCGTTAAAGACAGGTGTCAAAATATCAGACGTTGTGAAGGTGTGGATTGTGTTACCACCAGAAGATGTGATTGTTCCACCGTTAAACTGCTGTGCGCCAGCGTAAGAAATTATGACTACTCCCGAGCCTCCTGCGTGACCAAGTGTAGTATTACCTCCATCACCGCCACCACCTCCACCACCTGTATTGGCTGCACCAGCACTTCCTGCAGGACTTCCTAAAACTCCAGTACCATTACCGCCACCAGTGTTACCTCCAAGTCCACGAGTACCACTACCTTCGGCTCCACCTCCACCACCTGCTCCGTAAAGAACCGGTGTTCCTGTGATGCTAGAACTTGTTCCATTACCACCTGCACCTGCGGCTGAACCGGAAGCATTAGCACCGACTTGACCGTCACCACCGCCACCTCCTCCAAGGAAAGGAGGTGAACCTACATTCCGACCAGTTCCACCCAACGTACCATTACCTGAAGTACCTGCTGCTCCATAGGCTGAAGTAGGAGTTTTACCTGAGTTTGCAGTATCTGTAGCAAATACAGAATTAGACCCATCAGCCCCAGGATTTCCACCTGCTCCACCTGCTCCAATTGTAACAGCGTATGATGTGTTAAGAGATAAAGTCTGAGAAGTAGACTCAATCACTTCACCGCCTCCACCAGCATTGGCGTAAGTTCCACCACCTCCACCAGCAACAACCAAGTAGTCGGCAGACACCGTGCCCGCCGTTGGATTGCGGAAAGGCAAGTAGAAACCATTAGTACCGTATGTGCCTGTGTACTGTTTAGCCTTCCAAGTACCGTTGTCATCGTACTCACCAAAGTCATCAGCAGTTAATTGCTGACCGTCAATAAAGTTTACTTCGGTTATATATCCGTCAAGGTAGTAATCATTAGCAAAAGTCTGACGAGAACCTATCGTGTGTATTGCAGCTTGATTAACACCTAACTCTTGATTTAACGAAGGATCAACAGAATACTGAAAAGAGGTAACTTCCTCTCCATTAACATACATTTTAATTCGGTTAGACGCTGTAGCTTGTGTGGTATCGTACGCCAACACTATGTGATACCAAGCAGATGGATCACGATAAACAGCATTGGTTCTTCTCCAAGCTGCACTGTAACCGCTTAAATCAATTTTATCTTCAGTAGTCCAGCTTATAAAATTGTAATTACTAGGACCAGACGCACCGCTAGGAGTACTTCCAAAAATTAATTGATTCGTACCTAGTTTTCCACGTTTAACCCATCCACTCCAAGTCCAAGTTCTTCTGTTTCCTGCGCTTGGAAAAGTTCTACTTAAATAAGCAGACGCAGAACTACGAAACCTCAGACTATCGTCAATCGTGTAGCCACCGCCTTGACCTGAAGCTCCTACTAAAGATTGTTTAACTATGCTCATGAATAGTTTGCCGTGAATACTGTGTGAATTGAAGTTGAAGTTCTAACAATAAAGTCAACTCGGTCAACCGCACCTGCTGCTGTTGATAAAGTAGGCGCTGTACCGCCAACAAAATCCCAGTAACTTCCCCAAGCCAAAGTCCTCGAACCTGTACCATCCTGAACAATAAAGATTGAACCAGTCTGACCAGCGTCAATGTTGCTTGGATTAGCCAGCGTTCTGTTGCCACCTAGTGTAACGGTAAACATATCTGAACTGTCTAAGTCTGGCGTAATCGTTGCAGCGTCAGTTAGCGTTGTAATGTTACCGTTTGATGCGCCAGAGATGGTTAGGCGTTTGACTGGAGAAGCTGTACCAATACCAACGCTATCATTAGTTACACGCATTACTTCAGTTTCATTAACACCAAATATTAAATTACGACTAACTGAATTAGTGTATAAGTTTGCTCCACTAGAATTAAGTGCTATACCAAAAGCATAAGCGTTACCGTCTAACGATAGCTGACCAGACGCACTATTGTCCATGTCAATGTCAGTGTTTGCACCAGTTAAATAAATTCTTGCATCTGTTCCACTAACTTCTAGCTTTTGACTAGGACTACTCGTACCAATACCAACGTTACCAGAACTGTCGATACGCATATATTCTGATCCGTCAACACTAAAATTAATTAGCGAACTTGCACCTGCATTAGTTGGATCAGCCGTTATACCTATAGATCTACTTGAATTACTAAGATTAATTATTCCACCAGAATAACTAGTGTCAGAAACACTTCCAACAAAGGCTTGACTAGTAGCCATTGTCGTACCGACAGTAACTAAATTTGTTAAAGGACTAGTCGTACCAATACCTACGTTGCCAGCAGAGGTGATGCGCACTTTTTCAGTAGAACTGGTATAGAAACGCATATAGTCGCCATTATGCTCATACATAATACGACCAATACCATTAGTATCAGTGTCTCCAAAATAAACAGCACTGGTTCCTGTTGTATTACCTATGTCTGCTCTAAGAACAACATCATTTCCGGCAGTAGAGCCACTAGTAACTCTTAGTGTTGTATTACCAGCCGAAGGTCTTGAGACATCTATTGCGTAAGTTGAATCTGAAGCTACTGTTAAACCATCAGAAACTACAGTACCAGTAACGTCAATGCCTGTGGCGGTGGTAGAAAGTTTAGCACCATTATCATGATAAAGTGTTACTGCACCATCTGTCGTAACTATAACACCCTGTTCACCAGTTGCACTTTGTAATCTAACAGTGTCTGATGCTCTGATATATAAGTTACCTGTTCCAGTGTCATCTATGTAACTATTAGCTCCGTTGTGATAAATCTGCAAGTCAGACCCAGCACCGAAAATGGCTTTTGAGCTATCCGCAAAAGTAATGTCATCTGCTGCCGAAACGGATATATCGGTACCGCCCGTAGTGTTTCCATTAGCTAATATTTCAGCAAGTGTATCTACGGTGCCAACCTGACTGTCTACATACGCTTTAATAGATTGTTGCGTAGCCAGCGCAGTGGCGCTGTCAGAGCCCATATTGTCTTCATCAAGTATTGAGGTAACCGATACAGAACCCAACCGAAGGCTATCAAAATAAGCGTTGTTAAAAACATTAGCGGCAACAGCACCAGCCCCAGCACCGTCGAAATAGACAACGGCAGTTGTTCCTGAAGGTATCTCATAGTCGTTCGACGCATTGTAAGTCCCTTGAAAAACTAAAATGCTTCGGCTTCCCGAAAGATTATTCCTGATATAAACAATCTTTTCCGCATCGTTAGGCGTTAATTGAACAAAAGCGCTTGAACCCAGATCCCCACCATCATTAAAAATAATAAAACGATTTCGACCATTTGAAGCCGTACCGTCTTGAATATCAAGTGTATTTGGTGAGCCTGAAGTTCCTGCGCTAGGCAAAGTAATGCTAACTTGCCCATCCAAAGAAACGTCTATTAAGCTTAAGTTAGTATTAGTAGTATCGCCCCACGTTCCCGACTGTTCACCAGTCGCAATTAGCTCGATACCGTTATTTAAAGTATATGTACTTGGCATAATTTAATCCTATACAACAATTCATAAGTCTCCACAGACTATAACGGTTACTCGATAAAACCTATGCAGCTATTCTATCCCAATTAGGGGATTGATTGGGCTCTATCGAACTATAACTTGAATTTTGATCTGGCACAATATTCCCCCAAACCAATACTTGACCCACCGAAGCCGTGGCTGAAATTCCAAAAACTTGAGCATTTGCATCCGCAGCAACAATCACGGAACCTATACCAGAGGTGGCTGAAACCCCGGTTACGTTTACCACACCTTCTGCCGCTACGGTTACCGAACCAACAGCAGAAGTAGCTTCAAGACCCGAGGCTGGTACATTAGCGTCACCAATTACCGTTACCCCAGATAACGCCGAGGTCGCTTCTAATCCAGTAACTACAGCAGAAGCCCCCGCCGCTACCGTTACCGAACCAACCGCAGAAGTAGCAGATAACCCGGTTACAGGTACATTTGAAGCCCCTGTAATCGCTACAGACCCTACTTCAGCGCTGGCCGAAACACCATCCACATATACCGCGATAAAAGGTGAGCCCCATTTGCCCTCACCCCATGTGGCTCGACCCCACCCTTCATATGTGGTTGACGAAGCCATCTTTTATCCTTTAAGCGATTCTTATAATTGCATTACTTGAATCGGCAGTAGGAAAGACAACTGTAAAATCACCCGCAGTAGACGTTTTGTCTGATCCAAAATCTAAAACAACCACTGAGGGGTTAGTTAAAGAAATAGACGTTGTATTAGGCGTAGTATTGTAAATTAACGCGCCTCTAGCGGTAATTGTAGCAGTTGAAAACGTTAAATCTGCAAAGTCTGTGAAAGCTGTCGTACCGCTGGATGTTGGATCAACGTTAGTTAAAGCTGATCCTCCCGCAGAATAACCCGTTCCACTAGCTTCGTTAGTAGCTGAATAAGCTGTTGTACTAGCGTCAAGCGTAGCTGCGGATGTATACAGTGCTAACTTAAAAGTATCCCCTGTCGAGGAATCAAAGTCGTGTGCACCAAACATAAGTTCCTTTTTAAAGGAAGTGCACATATAGTTACCAGAAAAAGCCATATCAAATTCTCCTTATCATTTCAGCCAAATCTTTATGCCCAGCATCACATAAAGCATTATAAACCGTTGTTCTGTCACTTCTAATAACTTCTCTCATATAAAAAGTCAAAACTTGAACTAAATTCGTTTTAAAAGCTCTGGCCTGATCCCTAATAACAGGATCTGCTGTATCTGAAATAGAAATTATTTTATCCGCGCAGCGTTTTGCTACCTCTTCTGGGGTAAAACCACGGTTTTCTGTCGTTTTTACATCTACTTTAAAAGTAGGCGTAATGTTTAAATCTAATGCGGGAGTGTTCATTGTTTCGGCCTAATAACTTTACCAACTCTATATTCATCGGTAACTTCTTTAGCTTCACCCAACATTTTCATACCTACAAGCGCTTCACCAAACCTTTTTTCATACAAAGCTACTAAATCTTGCTCACCTTTCATATAAGTATACGCTTCTAACAAGCTCCCATAAAGCATAGCAATTTGAGCATTTTCACTTAGCCAAGTTGTTCCGCTATCCGACCCCGCTGTTAAACTAGCCGGTCTGTAGAAGTAATGAAGCTCAACGGAATAATCACTATCCGGAGTAGGACCTATGACAAAATGATCTAAATCAAACACTGCATAATACCTGGGATTTCCAGTCGTTGCCCCATCTGGATTAAATGTTTGGACAAAATCAGCATCTTTAAACTCTAAAAAAACGTGATCGCTGCTCGCGTTTATAAAAGATAAAGAAAAAGGCGCTAAAAAATCACTAGGCGCAGTTAAATACTTATTAGCATTTGTAAAATTTCCACTTACATTTTTTCTAAATAAGCTAAGTTGTACGTTTTTTAAGATGCGCTCTTCAGCTTGTTGAATAAAGATAGGCAAATTATTAACAAACGAGGTCTCATCGTTTTCGGTGTAATCCTGGATTGCCGTTTTTAATTGTGCATATGTAAAACTCATGACGTGCTCACCGTAACAGTACCCACCTGGCCGAATCCGGTGGCAGGTCTTAAATTTGGATTTTCTACAGTAGGCAGCCCTACATAAATATCTAAAGGCTCCACCCGATCTGGACGTGCGTTTTGCAAAGCTTGAGGATCGGATACTTTTCTAAACGGACCTAGCTGCGGGTGTTTTGGTTCGTATTGATCCGGCCCTACAAGTAAGCCGTTCCATTCACGACGCATAACTTTATACGGATACCTAAACCCGGATCTATCGCAGATAGCATAAGAATCTTTACCTGATGCAAACTTAGCCATTATCCCGACCTGTAGTAACTAAACTTTGGAACTACGTTAAAAGAGGCTCTATCTCGATCTTCTTCAGCGGCCCTTTGAAACTCTTCTTCATAAATAGTTTTTAACATAGGAGTCATCTTAGGGTTTTTCTTCAAAGATAAATAATACGCCAGACCCGCCGCTAAACAAGGATAAAACCTAAAAGGAAGATCCATTGTGTTAGTAAAAGTGTCTGCGTCATCCATTCGAGTCAAAGCATCATAGTACACAGTGTACGAAGTAGAGCTGTCAGGGACAGGCCATACTTTTAAGTTAGGCGTAAGCTGCCTATCCAAAAAGAATTGATTAGGTCTACCCGATGTTGTTTTGGTGGGTATAGTTAAATATTCATCTCGGCTTAATCGCTCTAATGAATAGTCGGTACCCGAAACTCTGACCACTACAGACAGAACATCTATTACATCAGCAGATAAATCATATTCGCCATCATTGGCGACAAGCGTCAAAGACCGCTGTTTAATCGTCCATTGATTTAACCCACGATTAGCCCAATCAGCAAGCATAAGATTAAGAGACCTTTTAGCCGTTTTTAGGTCGTAACCGGTCCGGACTTCTAAGCCACAACGCTCAAAAGCCTCTTCGATGTAATCTGCTACATCTAACTCAAAATCTTTGCTTCCTGAAGTAGCCATAATTAAGTTGCCTTAACTAATTTGTAGCCTTTTTCTTTAGCCTTTGCGCGAAGCTCTGCAACGCTCATGCCGTTAGTAGCCTCACCACCTTTTTTCATTTTCTTAACCATACCGCCGCCGCGCATTTTCTTAACCATACCGCCGCCGCGCATTTTCTTAGGTGACATCGCCATTTTTTAATCTCCTGTAAAGTTCTTCCCTACGTTTGAAAATATGAGAAGCATTATACTCCTCATCATATCTATCATAATACCCGTTTTTCTTGATTTTGTACGCAGACTCTTGCAACTTAGACAGTCTTTGAACAAAAACCATTGCATAATTTACTTCAGTCAACGGTTCAAAATCAGCTTCTTCCGAAAACTCTGGGGCTTCATCAAAAGGATGAAATCCCATAACCCACATATCTCTATCTATAAAAAAACCTTTTGAAATTGCAGTGTTTACCTCGTCTAAAAACGCATGAAATTTGTCAGGGTCCTCATCAAACGTAAAATCAACCAGTATGGCTAGGTCGTGCGTGTCTGTCCACTGCGACAAAGCCGTGTATAAATCTTGATAGCTGTCTTCGTTTTTAAACAAAAAAGCTACTTTATCATCTAACCAGGCCCCTCTAGCAAAAGGGCATGGCGCTAAATTATTAAAAAATTTATTAGGTTTTTCTAATATCTTTTCAGACCAAGACCTAATTTCATCTACCACTGCCTTTTCTACAGGATCTCCAATAAAAAACGTCATACTCTTTTAGAAACCGCGCCAGTAGTGTATTTTTTTCTGTCAGGCAAAATTTTACCGCAACCTATAGCAACAACCCCACCGTTTTCCATTTTTCTAACTTTAGCTTTTTCTGTATTAGAAACAACCTGTTTACCTTTGGAACCTTCTCGTTTCTTTTTACGGGCCGTTGAAGCTCTTTCTGATTTACTTAAACTCTGCGCTTTAGCTCTAGGTAAACATCTGTCTGGGTTTCTTTTATTTTTTGAAGTGCCACAAGCCCCTGCAATGTTACCTGAGCTATCTATGCGGACCCATTCCTCATCTACCCAATCTTGCAACTTACCCATTATTTGCCTTTTCGCTTTCCGCCTTTAGACTTTTTAGCGTAATTAGGATCTTTACAGTATTTTGAAGCAGCTAAATTAGCGTAAGCGCTAGGATAAGTATCAAAAGTTCTTTTTGCCCAAGCTTTTCCCTCTGGGCAGATTTTGCTACCTTTTGACTTACTAGAAACCGCACCGCCTTTTCTATAATAAGTGACTTCGCAAGGAGAAGGTTTGGGGCCTGTTTTTACCCTAGATCCCATTCTATCCGCCCCAAAGTCGTTGTATCCAAGGAGATGCCATAATAGCTATGATTAAAGCCCACATCATTTTACGCAACCATTTTAATTCTTCTTTATGGTCGTCTAAACGATCTTCAATGCGTTGATATCGAAGATCACACTTTTCTTCGTGGTGGGCTAGTTTAGCTAAAACTTCCTCTGGGCTCATATCATCACCATGCTTTACATGACCAGTATCTAGCTGAAAATTTATCTTTCGCGGTGTCACAACTGTGCCGCGCCCTAAAATTTTTTCTACGCCCCGGTTGGTCTTTTTTAATTGACATGTTTGGATCGCCAAACCGAACCAATTTAATTTGGTCACCTTTTTTAGCTAACACCGCACTTTTCTTAGATTTAC